TGGGGGTGTCCCCACGCGGCGTTTACTTCACTGCTGAACTTAAAGTAACCCAAAGTAATAAAGTTTCTCTTTCGCCGCACCAAATCGCATATCACGAAGAAAGAGCAGATGCGCCCGCTTTTATCCTGGCCCAGGCCCTCCGCCCTTCTACCCCTAGAAAATTCACGATGCACCTCTATCATGCGTCCCAAGTCGAGTCGTTGGTCGTCCACGGGCTAAAAACAGAACCCATATGGACCGGGGACCAAGGTTCTTGGGCCGCGCTCGAAGAAACATGGACCAAAGCCCTTAGAAATCCAGTGAGCCGCTTCTTTATTCTGCCGTAACCTGTGGATAACCAACCACAAACTGTGGACAACCTGTGGATAACTGCTTGCTTGTCTGTTCTGACAAAAGTTTCCCAGGGCGTCCAGGGCCGCAGCGGCTGGTGCGTAGAACACAGCTGTGGGAAATGCTCTGAAACCCTTTGTTTACGGGGTGCTTGCTTGTCTGTTCTGACAAAAGTTTCCCAGGGCGTCCAGGGCCGCAGCGGCGACGCGTAATACCGCAGTTGGTAATGTAGTAATAGGCTTGAAGTCCTTGGACCGTGGGCGCTTGCTTGTCTGTTCTGACAAAAGGCCCGGCGTCCCCTGGGCAGCGGCGGGTGCACGAAACGTAGCTATTGGCGCTTGCTTGTCTGTTCTGACAAAGAACGGCGGACGCCGGGCCCTGGGATCTACAGCGGCGTGCGTAACACCGCAGTCGGTAATGTAGCAGTTGGTGAAAAAAGTGTTGTACATCTATAAGATATTTTGTATAATGTAGGTACTTAATAAATAACAAGGAGAACAACATGGGAATGGACGTTTACGGATTAAATCCAACAACCACAGCACCAGCAAGACCTGAACACGACGACTTTGATTCTGAGGATTGGAGTAATTATTTTGATGGTCAATCAATGAGTGGGCAATACTTTAGAAACAACGTGTGGTATTGGCGACCGCTTTGGGACTATATACACGAGCTTTGCAATGAAGTCATCAGTGAAGAGGATTGGGAGAGCGGACACATGAACGGCGGTCATGTCATTGATGCAGAGACTTGCAAATATATTTCCAATGCTTTGAAGATCGAGCTAGACAATGGCGGTGTCGAGAGATACGAAAGGCTTTACAAGAAGAGCATTGAAGCGTTGCCTTTGGAAGAATGTACCCTTTGCGACGGCAGTGGTCAACGAGACGACCAATATGTTCAAGGCGAGTGCAACGGATGTCAAGGCGAAGGCGAGCGCAGATCATCTGATTCGCACTACCCTTTTGAAGTGTCAAACGTCAAAGAGTTTCAACACTTTGTTGAGAACTGCGGAGGGTTTGAGATATGTTAGCCGATCAAGTTCTTGTGGTCGTGATTGCGGTGGCGTTTGTCATCGCAATCATTGGCATTTTAGCGACGTTAAACTAGTGGTTTAAGAGGCCACTACCGAAGAGCCAGCAAGCACTGTCCAAGCCGCTTGCTAGCTCTGAGGGACGCCCTAGAACAGACTGCTTGCTTGTCTGTTCTGACAGAAACACCGACGCGGCCGGGACCTGGAACACAGCTGTAGGTACCGGGACCTGAGGTAAAAGAACACTACAATCCTCCTTGTTAGTGTGGAAGGGCAGTCCTTTGGGTTGCCCTTTTTTGTGCGTGCTTGTTTATTCCGCCGAGGACAGACAAGCATGGCCGGGCCAGCATGGCTAGGCGAAGCGAAGCGCTTGCTTGTCTGTCCTGTCTAAAAAGCTAGTGGCCACCGGGACGCCGTGGCCGGGCCAAAAAAAAGACCACCTTTCGGTGGCCTTTTCTTCTTGCAACGGTGAACTATTAGGGGGTCAATCTTTCGTTGCAAGTATTCCGCAGATGGCAACAAGAATCGCCGTTGTTATGGCAAACTCCATCATTGTTGCTTCCTCCACTGTTCTATCTTTGATTCAGCAATCAGGTCAATGGCTTCTTCGCGACCGCATTTAAATGAGATCATTACCGCGTTGATTTCTAATTGCATTGAGGTTGAAGTGTCCGAGCAAACCTCTTCGTAGATTTTCTCTTCAGCTTCTAAGTGTTGTAAGTGTGACATATTGTCCTCCTTTGTTAAGTTCATATATAAGACTATCAAACTTATCCCATATATGCAAGAACTATATCTATAAAATAATATAATATATATGTTGACTTATCTTATAAAATCCGTACTATAACTAATGAACTTAATAAAAAATAAAGGGAGGCAAAAATGCCACAAGATATAACAAACCCAAACAACAACCCAAATCTAGGCTTAGTCATGGCACAAGTCGATGATGCCGACGGAAACATCGTTGTCACATTGATCGAGTTATTGACCAACAAAAGAGGAGGTACTTTAACAGATGCGGAGGCAAGAGCATTATCGGTTATCGAGGGTCAAATTAGAAACCTATCAATAACAGAAGCATTTGATAACCTACAGCCTTTGGGACGTCTTGATGATGGAGGTGCAGAATGAAAATGTCTGACCTACACATCGAACAAATGGAGAGGGACGAAAGTCCCTCCGCCATTCAAATAGATAAAGGTGTTCCATTTCCGAAGAGGCGTGGCAGACGTGTACTCTTGAGTCCTAATGAAAGGGAGATGATTCAGAGCATGGAGATAGGTGATTCTTTCATCGCACCTGAACACATGCTCCAAAGACCTAAAGGATCAAAGTATGTACAACTGAAACAATCTGTAAGGGAACAGTTTAGAGAATCTAGTCATGAGTGTACGAGTAGTTTTTCTAAAGAAGGCCTTAGAGTCTGGCGCATACACTAGGTTGTCCAAGCCTTAGAGCCTTTGCCGAGCGTACATGGTAATCAAACCAACAACGACGGACAAAGGCTCTTAAACTCACGCTAGTTGATTCTGAGGGAGGCCCTGACAAGCTAGCAAATGGGAGATAGGGGGAACCCCCCCATTTGCTAGCTTGTCTATCTTTATCTTTAGAGCAGAAAATAGACAGGCACAGAATATCCAGAAAATTTGACATTTTGCAACCCCCCTTATATAACAAAAAGGGTTAGGAGTCCCTGGACCCTCGTCAAAATTTCATATGAAAAAAACTTGCATCACTTGTAATCGAACGCTTCCAAGAACGGAATACACCAGAAATCGCAATGTCTGTAAACGCTGCACCGCTTTTCAAAGAAACGTTGCAAGGAATCATACACCGGAATCCTATATCACAATTGTTTACAACAAATTAAAAAGCGCAAGAACAGATATGGAGTGGGACATCGATTTGGACCACATAAAAAATTTATGGCAAAAGCAAAAAAAACGTTGTGCCCTGTCCGGAGTGTTTATGACGTGGCACGGAGGCGAAGGTCGACAAGATTTGAACGCCAGTATTGATAGAAAAGATCCCACAAAAGGATATATAATAGGCAACGTGCAATTGGTCGCACAAAGAGTCAACACAATGAAACACACTTTAGGAGAAGGAAAGTTTTATTGGTGGTGCAAAAACATTGTAAATAAAAAAGAGACAGGCAATGCCGATTAAGTTTAAACCTTCAGAAAAAAATTACGATCGTAGAACTGGAAAGACTACGGTGGTCCATCATTGGATGAAAGGAACACCGACCAAGGACTTATTAGAAGCGCTTGAAAAAGAAAGCACAAAACCAAAAGTAAAACACAAACTAAGATTAGAATTGTTTCGCAGAAAGAAAAGTGGTTAACTATGGATATTGATTTGGAACGTTTGGCGGAGCAATATCCTGACGCAACGAAAGAACTCATTGAATTGACAGAGGCATTACGCACCAAACAACTCCAACGCAATGGCGCAGAAAGCTTTCTGACATACGTCAAACACATGTGGCCCGATTTTATTGAAGGACGCCACCATCAGATTTTCGCTGAGAAACTTGAACAAGTGGCTCGTGGCGAGGTAAAGCGTTTGATCGTCAACATGCCACCACGTCACACAAAGAGTGAGTTCGCATCCACCTACTTTCCTTCGTGGGTTTTAGGCAGAAATCCAAAACTCAAAGTCATGCAGATCACACATACAGCAGAACTGGCCTTTCGCTTTGGTCGAAGAGTCAGGGATTTAATTGATTCTGAAGATTATCAAGCAGTTTTTCCAGGAGTGGCGCTTAAAGCAGACAGCAAATCGGCAGGACGTTGGGAAACCAGCGGTGGGGGCGAAGCGTTTTATTCAGGTATCGGCGGTGCCGTAACCGGACGGGGTGCGGATTTGTTGGTTCTCGATGACATTCACTCGGAGCAAGACGCTTTGAGTCCCACGGCCTTGGACAACGCATGGGAATACTACAGCTCTGGGCCGCGACAGCGGTTACAGCCCGGTGGGGCTATTGTCATTGTGATGACTCGATGGTCGACCAAGGACTTAACAGGCAGATTATTAAACAAACAAGCCGAAGACCACGCCGATCAGTGGGAGGTCGTAGAATTTCCAGCGATTTTCCCTGAAACACACAAACCTTTATGGCCCGGTTATTGGAAGATTGAAGAACTGGAAGGCGTAAAAGCGTCCATTCCTGTATCAAAATGGGAAGCACAATGGATGCAAAACCCCACTTCTGAAGAAGGCGCGTTGCTCAAACGTGAGTGGTGGAACACTTGGAGCAAAGAAGAAGTGCCGCAAATGCATTATGTCATTCAAAGCTACGACACGGCGTTTTCCAAAAAAGAAACCGCGGATTACTCCGCCATTACCACTTGGTGTGTGTTTCATCCAGACGAAGGCTCGCATCGACCCTGTTTGTTACTGCTCGATGTTAAAAAAGGGCGGTGGGATTTTCCGGAACTAAAAAGAGTTGCAGTAGAGCAATACAAATATTGGGAACCCGACACCATCATCATTGAAGCAAAAGCATCCGGTATGCCCCTCACCGATGAACTGCGTCAAGCAGGCATACCCGTTGTGAACTACTCACCAGGAAAAGGACAAGACAAAATTGCAAGAGTCAACTCGGTTGCACCCATACTCGAATCAGGCATGGTTTATGTGCCGGAAACGCGTTGGGCGGAAGAACTGGTTGAAGAATGTGCAGCATTTCCTTTCGGAGATCACGACGATTTGGTAGACTCAACCACTCAGGCTCTTCTTCGCTATCGACAAGGAGGGTTTATTGGTTTAGAATCAGACTATGATATGCAGGACAACGAGCCTCGCAGAATCCGAGAATACTACTAGAGGAAGGGAAATGGACAAAGGTGAAAAAATCAAGGACCAAGGATTTGTTCCTTACGCAAAACAAAAAACCATAGCAACCAGCAAAGGGCCAAAGCCCGGCGCAGGCAAAGGTAAATCAAGAGGTCAAGGCGCAGCACTACGCGGCATTAAGTTTACAGGAGTCTACTAATGGTTGTTAGAGGACTGGCTAATTTACTTGCTAGAATGACTGGCGGCAAAACCACACCATCAATGGCAAAATCTCTTGATAAAATGAGCGACGCTCAAAAAATCAGAAGAAAGGGCATGAACTACCGCACCAAAGAAGTCGGAGCAAAAATGGAAGCCATTAAAAAAGAAGCGGCGGATCTTATAGAAGCGCAAAAAGCAGGGGCGTTTGACCCAAACAATCCAGCTTATTTAAGAGCAAGGGAAAACATTACAAAAAGAGCAAACGCTATTTCTAGGGAGATGGAACTTGTTCAATCTGAAGCTAAGAACCTTGGAATTGAAAACAAAATGGCTGTTGACATGGCTATGGCTAAACATTCGGACGACTTAGACAAACTTTTATTTGCGGTGGGAGCAGGCTCTGGCGGCCTCCTTGCAGGTGCAAAACTAGAAGGAATGGCCAGAGAAGGAAAACTTCCTGACATACTCATTAAGCCAGAGTTTAGAGAAGGGCTTGCCAATGAAGCTGTTGGCGAAATGTTGGGTGCAACCCAAATGCCAAAAGAACCCAGTTTTGGAGAACAAACAGCCGAGTTTTTAATGGATTATTTACAGCCGCTTCCAAGATCTATGGGCAAACCAAGGGACTAACTAATGGCAATAGGCGACAACAAGCCGACAAACATAGATCGGATCTCTGATCTTATCGACTTAGACGTCGAAGCAGGCGAAACAGTAGAGATCGAAGAACCAATGTCCATGGACCAAGGTGCTTCGGTATCGTTTATTGAAGACGGATCAGCGGAAATAAATTTTGGTCCGGAAGAAATGGACATGGATTTCATGGATCAGATTCCTTTCGACGCAAACCTAGCGGATTATTTAGAAGAAGGCGAACTGGGACTGATTGCCAATGATCTAGTCGGCGACTTTGACGAAGATCATGCAAGTCGTGGCGAATGGGAACAGACTTATGTCGAAGGCTTAGACCTACTCGGTTTCAAATACGAAGATCGCGACCGTCCGTTTCCGGGCGCAAGCGGCGTCACCCACCCCCTTTTAGCAGAATCGGTTACTCAATTCCAAGCTCAAGCCTTTAAAGAGCTTTTACCATCAAAAGGACCTGTAAAAACACAGGTAATGGGCATGGAAACACCTGAAATTGAGGCGCAAGCCAATCGAGTTCAAGAGTACATGAATTACCAAATAACCACCGAAATGCAGGAATATACCCCTGAAATGGACCAATTATTGTTCTATTTACCGCTTGCAGGCTCTGCATTTAAGAAAGTTTATTTTGATCCAAGCAAACAAAGAGCGGTCAGTACCTTTGTACCCACAGAAGATTTAGTTATTCCATACACAGCCAGTGATATTGAAACGTGCGAGCGCGTAACACACATTGTCAAAATGACATACAACGAAGTTCGAGCGCAACAACTTGCAGGATTCTACAGAGACATATCCATTGAGCCGTCCGAGACAAACATAGAAAGCAAACCACAAGACAAAGTGGACGATCTCGAAGGCGTGTCGGCTAGTGGCGCAACAGAAATGATGTATGAGCTTTTGGAGTTTCATGTGTCCATGGACATACCGGGATTTGAAGATCCCGACGGGCTGCACATTCCTTATATTATTACTGTTGATCGAACATCAAACAAAGTTTTGTCCATCCGTAGAAACTACGATCCAAACGACCCTCTAAAAAGAAAGACTCAGTATTTTGTTCACTACAAGTTCCTTCCAGGATTGGGTTTCTACGGATTCGGACTCATTCACATGATCGGCGGTTTGTCTAAAACTGCAACAGCGGCCCTTAGACAATTAATAGATGCGGGAACCCTCGCGAACCTTCCCGCTGGATTTAAAGCAAGAGGACTTAGAATCAGGGATGATGAGACTCCACTAGAGCCGGGAGAGTTTCGCGATGTTGATGCACCGGGAGGCGCGCTTCGAGATTCTTTAGTACCACTACCATATAAAGAACCATCGCAAACATTGCTTGCATTGATGGGAACTTGTGTTGAAGCCGGACAACGTTTTGCTTCTTTGGCAAACCTACAAATCGGCGAAGGCAATCAAGAACTACCAGTCGGCACAACCATGGCTTTATTAGAGCAAGGCACTCGTGTCATGTCGGCAGTACACAAACGATTGCACTACGCACAAAAAACAGAATTTAAAATACTGGCAAGATTGTTTGCTCAGTATCTACCACCAGAATATCCATATCTTGTTGCTGGCGGAGATCAGATGATTAAACAACAGGACTTCGACGACCGCGTTGATGTGGTTCCTGTTTCTGATCCAAACTTCTTCTCAATGAGTCAAAGGATTTCACTTGCACAACAAGAACTACAACTGGTGCAAAGCAATCCAGAAATACACAACATTAAAGAATCCTATCGCAGAATGTACGAAGCGTTAGGAACAGAAAACATTGAAGCACTGTTACTGCCTGATCCACCACCTCCCGCTCCTGTGGACCCAGCGTCAGAAAACGGTGCATCATTAATGGGTGCTCCAGCGACAGCGTTCCCTGAACAAGAACACATGACGCACATTGAGGCGCACCTAACCTTATTAGAAAGTCCTGTGGCCATGATGAACCCAGCAACGGTTCCATCTTTGGTGTCACACATTTTTCAACACATATCATTAGAAGCACAGAAAGTTGCCGATCAACAAATGCCTGAACAACCTATGCCACAACAACCGGGTATGCCGCAACAACCGCCTCCACCTAATCCACAGAAAGAGGCGCTTAAAGCAAACATAGAGCTGGAGCTTATGGAAACAATCATGCCTTCCCTTGAAGAAATCTTGACACCACCGGATGACGGAGTGGTACAATTAAAACAACAAGAGCTTCAGATAAGATCGCAAGAAAACCAAGACGATAAAGAAATTGCTGAGAAAAAGTTAAAACTAGACAAAGCAAAACTTGTGCAGAAAGATCAAGCGGAAGAAGAAAAAATTAAATCTCAAGAAGACATCGCAGCACTAAAAGCCGGCGTTGAAAGAGAGAGAATTAAAAAAGACATGGAAAAAGACAGTGGCAAGACGACCTAGCACAACAGGACCTAGAAGAATTGGTATGCCCAATACAACAACGGGTCCAGTGATAATTCCTGGAACTGAGGAACTGCCTTTTAAAAAGATTCCACCAAGGAAACAGTTTCTTCAACGTCCACCAAGTATTGAACAAAGACGTCCACCAACTATAGAAGAGCGGGTTGCAAAAGTTTTATCAGGACCTAGTTTTCCAGGAAGGCAGATGCCAAAAGTTCCTGAACAACCCATGCGGATGCCAGAGCCCGTCGGTCCGGTTACAGACATGAGAACAATGCCATCTATGCCTACAACAGGCATAGCTTCTTTATCTGACGTTTTACCTTTACTAGATATGGGAGGAGAAGACATTATGCAACTTCTGTCTGATCTTCCTAAAACACCGCCCGCACCTGTACAACCACCTGCGATGCCTATTGTTGAAGAAATACTTAAAGATTTAATTCTTAAAGAGGGTCCAATGATAATTCCTGGAACTGAGGAACTGCCTTTTAAAAAGATTCCACCAATAAAACAGTTTATTGAAGAAGAAAGACCGCCTATGATGGAAACTCCTCCGTTTGCAGTAGATCCTATTCCTGATCCAATAACAGGAGACAGGTATCCTCAAACAAACGACTCTAACCCCTATGGATTTACACCTCCCCCAGCAGATAGCATGAACACGATGGCAATGGTGCCCTACCATAATCCTACAACAGGAGAAACTTGGATGGCGCCAAGTGGCGGTTGGACAGCACCTCCCGGATGGGAAGTAAAACCAAGTCAGAGCTTTTTACCAAGTGAACCATCGGTTCCAGCACCAGATGTTGGA